GGTGTAGGCGCGGTCGATGGCGGCGTCCAGTTCGGCCGTGTGCTCGGGGGTGATCCGCTCGGCGACGACGGCGGCTTCCCGGTGCAGGTCGATGATGGAGGCGGCGCCGAGGTAGCCCTCGACTTCGCGGCGGACGTCGAGGACGGTCATCTCCTCGAGCGGGGGTTCGCCGCCCATCTGGGCGTGGCCGATGGCGAGGGCGGCGCGCAGCTGCTCGCGGGACAGCGGCAGGGCGATCTGGATGACGGCGAGGTTGTCGGCCTGGTCGTCGCCGACGATCTCGGTGGGCCCGAACACGGGCGGCATGGCGCTCACCGCTTACCCCCGCCCTGGCGGGCGCGGCGCAGGGCCTCGTCCATGTCCGGGTCGGAGTCGCCGGGCCGGTTGGCGAGGGTCGCGGTGCGGAAGCCGGTGGGGGCCGGGGTGTAGTAGCCGGCGCCGGGCTCCATCTCGCGGTTGGCGAAGGTCCAGTGCCCGGTGTCGGCGGGGGTCTCGGCGGTGTTCTTCTTCCACCGGTAGTGCTCGGTGACGACGCGGCGGGCGAGGGTGGCGAGCCAGTTGTACATCTGGCCGTCGGTGGTGGCCCGGCACTTGTGGAGGTCGAGCCAGGCCCGGTAGAAGGCGTCGGCGGTGAGGTCTTCGGCGAGGTGGTGGTTGCCGCCTCGGACCTCGCGGGTGACGAGGCGTTCGATGCGGGGCTGGAACTGGGTGTAGATGGTGGCGAAGCGCTCGTTGAGCTGCTGCGTCGGGGTGATCGCGGACGGTGCCGCGGGCATGGCAGAGTTAGCCATAGCCGGTGCCTCCTGGGTAGATCAGGATGGTCGTCGGTTAGGCCCTTGGCTGGGATTGCCGTCCCGGCCTTGGGCCGTCTTCAGTTGTGGGTGTAGCTACAGGCGCTTCTTCTTCAGGGCGTTGATGGCGCGGCTGATGCCGGCGCGTGTGACGCCGAGTTCTCTGGCGACTGCGGCTTGGCTTCCGAGTTCGGCTTCGCCGTCGATCAGGGCTTGGGCCCGTTCGTCGGTGGCCTCTTGGTACGCCTGGAGTGCGGCGTTCTGCTTCTGGACTGCGGCGTCATGGCGCTCTTTCCACGTGGTCACGTCCCTCCCTTTACCGGAAGCGGTGACTGCCCGACAACTGTAACCAGGGGTGGCGACACCCGTCAACACCCCTGGCGACATTATGCCGCCCCCTTCGAGAGGCCGTTGAGCAGAACCAGCAACTCCTGCTCGGTCTGGTACGAGCAGCCGCACCAGTCGCACGTCAGCTTCCGGCCCGGCCGTTGCCAGACGACCGCCCCACAGATCACGCCCGACGCGTCCACAGCCACGCACTGGCCGAGACGGCGGCCCCGGTCCGGCAAGGCGCCGACGATCGACAGCGCGGCGCCCTCCATCTCCCGCACCTCCCGGGCCAGGTCACCGGCCGCCGGGTAGGCGGCCGCGATCCACTCCAGGTTCGCGCCGAGCGAGCGGGCCGCCCGGTGTACGCGGCCCTCCGGGCTGCCCTGCACGGCAGGCTGCCCCCAGCCGCGGGCCTCCTGCACGGCCGACAGCCACGACTCCAGCACCAGGGCGATCCCGCCGTACCGGAGATCGAGGACAGCCTCGTCGACGGGCAGCGTGGCCACAGCAGGGCCGCGGGAGAGGGCCTCGCCGAGGCCACGCGCCGCCGGGGTGAGGAAGGCGGCGAGCGCCTCGTACAGGCGCGGCATCCGCTCCAGCCGCTCCGCCAGGCCGAGCGTGTCACCCGGGCACAGGTAGCCGTCCTCCAGGTCCCGCTCGCACAGGCCGCACTCGGTCACGGCGTCTCCTCGTAGCTGATGTTGACGGTCGGGCACGGCCACCTCATCGGCCCGCACACGGCGCAGTCCGGCGGGATGCCGGCCTCGGCCGAGGCGTACACGCCCTCGGGGTGGTGGCGGGTGCGGAGCAGGGCGTGGGCCAGGTCGACGGCGCCCCGCCGGAACGGGGACGCCAGCGCCAGGTCGGGATGGGACCGGGTCACGTAGTCGTGGGCGGTCTCCAGCCAGGCGGCGAGCGGCTCGGCGACCCGGGCCGGTATGACGCCGCCGGCCACCGCCACCGGATCGCCGGGCGGCACCGACCGCAGGTCGGCGACGGCTGCGGCGAGCACCTGCGCGGGGGTCACGACCGCGTCCCGGTGCGCTGCTGCAGCCGGGCCAAGCGGAAGGCGGTCAGGTCCCTGTCGCCGATGCTGCGCTTGAGCGCTGCCTCCGCCTCGGGGGCTGCGGCGAGCGTCCCGGCTGGCCCAGACGGCGTGCATCAGGTTCGTGAGCTGGGCTCCGGTGAACAGGCCGACGGCCAGCATCAGGATCTCGTTCGAGGTCACGGTGTCTCCTGGATCAGAACGGGGGCTGGTCGGTGGCAGGGGCGCCCTGGTTGGCGGGCTGCTGGTTGCCCCAGGGGCCATCGCCCCGGGGTGCGGCCTGCACGTTCTGCGGGTTGCCCTGCTTGTTCTTCCGGTCGATCTTGGCGGTGGCGAAGGTGAGGGAAGGGCCGACCTCGTCGACGTCCAGCTCGTAGACCGTGCGCTTGATCTGCTCGCGGTCCTCGTAGCTGCGCTGCTTCAGGCGGCCCTGGACGATGACGCGGTGGCCGCGCTGGAGGGATTCGGCGACGTGCTCGGCGGCCTGCCTCCATACCGAGCAGGTGAGGAACAGGGCCTCGCCGTCCTTCCACTGGTTCGTCTCGCGGTCGAAGGTGCGCGGGGTGGACGCGATACGGAACTTCGCGACGGCGGCCCCGGACGGGGTGAAGCGGAGCTCGGGGTCGTCGACCAGGTTGCCGACGACGGTGATCACGGTCTCGCCTGCCATGGCGGACTCCTTCGGGGTGGGTGACTGAACTCCTTCCGGGAGTTCAGTGCGGGATGCTGGGCGGGAGGCCGGGCCCGATATCCGCGGGCCCGGCCGGGGAGTACGGGTCAGTGGCGGGTGATCTCGAATCGGAGCCCGCCGGCCGAGTGCTCACGCGCATCCGTCTCGGTCCACACCTGGTCGCCCCACACGAAGGCGGGCTCGACGCGGGTGGTGACGGTGCCGTCCTTCATGTGGGCCTGGACGACGGTGGCCCAGCCGATGACCGGGCAGACGTTGTCCGCGCTGTTGCCCTCGCTGAAGAGGACGACCCAACCGGGGGCGGTGGGCGCCATGTTGATGACGGAGCCGGTGGCGATGTTCATGAGTTCTCCTCGGTGGTGTTGTCCGCGTCGGCCGGGGTGGCCAGCGCGGGTCCGTCCGTCGTGCGGGCGGAGGCTTGGTTGCGGAGGCGGGCGGCGTGCCGGTGGGCGAGGCCGCGTTGCCGGGCGGCGTTGAGGGCGGCTCGGCGCCGCTTGGTGGCTTCGATGCGGGCGCGGGCGGCGGCGATCTTCTCCGCCACGATGTCGTCGACGTTCACGGTGCGGACCGGCTGTGGTTGGTCTCGGGCATTGAGCGGTCTCCTGGGGTAGTCGGTGACCTCGTCCTCGTCCCGGGTTGCTGTGACGGGTGTTGCTGTGTGACCTCGTCCTCGTCCCACCTAAAGAAGTGGGACGAGGGACGAGGTCTCACTCACCTCGTCCGGACGAGGACGGGACGAGGACGGGACGAGGTCATGCGGCGGGTTGCTGAGTGGCTGTCGTCGCGGGGCTGGAGAGTGTGTGGAGGGTGGCGTTCCGGGGTCCTGGCTCGGCCGCGATCTGCCCGCTGTCCACCAGTTCGGCGACGGCGCGGCGGACGTCGGCAGCACGACCGGTAACGCGGTCCTCGATGCCCTTGCCGGTGAGCGGGCTCTTGGCCTTGCCGATGGCCTCAAGCACCTTGCGCTTGATGCCGTCCAAGCGCTTCCGCTCCTCGTCCTCCTGGCGGTCCTCCTCGTCACGCTGGACGGGGGCGTACAGGTGGGCCTCAGCGAACTCGGCGGACTCCGACTTGACGACCAGGTCTGCGAACCAGTGCATGCCGCTGGAGTGCGGTAGGCCGTTCTTCCGGATCTGCGCCGGCCGGTCCTTGGCGACCCGGATGGTGGACTTTCCTGTGAGGCCGATGCCGAACGGCCGCCGGTTCTCAAGGATGTACATCACGCCGTTGAGGCCGTTCAGCTTGTGGACGCCGCCGATGCTGTAGCGGCCACGGTTCTCGCTGGACTTGACGACGTGGTCGAGGGTGACGACCGCGGCCCCGGCGTTCTGCAGCGGTCGCAGGAGCAGGCGCCCGAACTTGGCGATGTCGGTGTTGTCCTTCAGCTCGAGGCCGAACAGGCTCATGCCCTCGGTGACTCCATCGACGATCGCCAGGGTCGGGCTGGTCTCCAAGACCTGCGCGAGGTCGATGAGGTCGATGTCGCTGGGCGAGTTCTCCGGACGGACATAGTGGAAGTACTCCAGGACGTCCGCCGGGTTGGCTCCGAGGCAGAGGAGCCGGCCGACGACGCCGCCCGCGTCGTCCTCGAAGTCGAGGTACAGGACGTGATGGCCGTCGTTAATCTCCTGGAGGCAGGCGACCAGAGCAAACCAGGTCTTGCCCGCCTCAGACTCGCTGGCCACGCTGTTCATCCGGCCCGGATAGAACAGGCCAACACCGTCATCGCGACGCCCGACACTGGGCTGCGGCGGCCGGTAGGAGCCGTCAAGGACCGACCGCAGGTCTTGGGCCGCCCACGTGCGCGGCGCCGTCTCCTTCTCGGGGGGCGCCGCGTCCACGTCGGCCCAGTCGACGGGCGACTCCTCGCCGTCCGGGCCGAAGTAGGCGTCCATGGCCTGATCGAAGTCGGTCGTCACGCCACCCACCCCCTGTCGGAGGGCCGCGTGGACGCGCTGTCGAAGGAAGCACGCGCCTCGGACTCGGTCAGACCGACCGCGGACGCCGCCGACAGCAGGCCCATCTCAGCCTCGGCGAGGTCGATGAGACTCTGTTCGGCCAGCTCGTGCGCCCGGCACGCGGCGAAGAAGAAGGCGTTGTTGCGGTTGCCCTCGTGCGCGTCCATGACGTGCTGGACCAGGTCGGCGACAGTCCACATGCGGCCCCCGCCCGGGCGCTGCCCGCGCTGCTCCTGGGTGGGGAAGCGGTGCCGTGGCGTCGCGCGGGGGCTCGGCACCGGCCGCTTCGCCTTCCGGGGCAGCAACGTCTCGGGCCACGCGGCGGTCGGTGCGAGGTACCGGCCGTCTCCTGCCCACCGGTAGCGGCCCCCTGAGGAGTGCAGGGACGGGGCGAGCAAGATGTAGCCGTTGTGCTTGAAGTCGATGCCGGGGCCGAGGAGGCCGGGCAGGTCGAAGTTGGGCGACCGGTAGAGCATGTGGAGGCCGTCGCCGCCGGTGATCTGCATGAGGGTGCCGGGCAGGACGCCGACCCGCTTCTCCAGGGCCTCGTAGGATTCGCGGCCGCCGTTGCGGGGGTCGATGTCGATGACGGCCCACCCGTTGAGCTTGCAGGGCGCGCCGATGTTGGCGTCGGGTTCCTCGCGCCACCACTTGCGGATGAGGGCCAGGTCGGTGGTGGCGGCGTGGAAGCCGTGGCAGGTGGGGACGCCGCACTGGCAGTCCTCGGGGCGGTGCTTGACGTACAGGCTGGACTGCCGGTCGCAGCGCGCACAGTTGGCGTAAGGGGTCTTGTTCCGCCGGACACGGAAGACCTTGATGCCCGCCTCGGCGTAGGCCTGGGCGGCGGCCGGGAGTTCGGCAGGGATACGGATGCCGACGTTCACGAACGGGCTCTCTTCTACGAGCAGGATCGGATGGTTCGTGGTGCTGGCGGCCGCCGCGGGGGGAAGCCGGCGACCGCCGACGGTCATGCGGTCCTGCGCTTGGCCTGGGCGATCTCGTCGGCGGCGGCGGTGATGCGGTTGCACCACGTCCGCGCGGCGGTGATCACGGTCAGCGGGCTGGGCTGCTGTTCGAGGTTGTGCCGGATGGAGTCGAGGACCATCTCGTGGAGGGCCTGCTCGGAGGCCCGCTGCACGTAGAGGTCGACGGCGTCGGCCGCTTCCTGTTCGGCAGCGTCGAGGTCCACCGGTTCTTCGACGGGCCACGGGCCGGGGCTGCGCTCGCTCACGCTGCCTCCTGGGCTCGGGGCGCGCTGAACGCCGTGCGGATCACGGCGCGCTGCTCGTCGGAGAGCGGCGGCGCCTGGTCGACGTTGCGTCGGATGCGCGCCCAGTAGGCGGCGTTGCGGACGGGGTCCTCGAAGCGGACGGGGCGGTCGCTCACTTCGCCTCCCGCTTCTTGAGCTGGTCGAGGATGTAGGCGGCCCGCTCGATGCCTCCGGCGAACTGGTAGAACTCGTCGGCCTTGCGGCGCAGCTCGGCCGGGTCGTCGGTGCGCAGCAGGGTGGTGTCGTTGCGCAGGTCGAAGGTGAAGACGACGGCCTGGACGGGCTTGCCGGGTTCGGCGTAGACCTCGGCGACCAGGTGGCCGTCGGTGTCGTTTCCGAGGTCGGCGAGTTCGGCCGAGCACGTCTCGTCTTCGGCGCAGTGCCCGGTGCAGTCCGGGACGCGGTGGCCGTCTTCGACGTCGACGGGGTCGGGGCCGGGCGGGTCTGGGATCTCGACGGTGCCGGTGAGGTCGAGGGACCAGTCGACGAAGGCGGCGTGCAACTTCTCGCGGCAGGCGAGCCACCGGTCGATCGCGGTGTTCGCGGTGAGGTAGCCGATGCGTCGGCTGTCGCTGTCGGGCAGGTGCCGGATCTTCGCGAAGTCGGCGCCGGTGACGGTGTCGTCGAACCGGTCGATGGCCTTCTTCCAGACGTCCAGCTTGCCGAGGAGGTATTCGGTGCGTTCGCTCGGCGCGTCGGTGTTCCGGGTCCTGGTCTCCAGGTCGCGGAAGTAGTCGCCGCTGATCTCGGCGAACAGGGCCTCGATGCCGGTGGTCGCGTTGAGGTAGACGTCGACCGGGGACGGGGCGATTTCGTACCGGTAGGGGGCCAGGCGGCCGGGGATTCCGGCCGCCACAGCGTTCGTCAGGACAGTCACGCCTGCCTCCCGAGGTACTCCTTGCGGGCGTGGACCAGTTCGGCGTGCCGGACGTGCATGGCGGCGACCCGCTGCTCGATCTTGTCGATGACGATGGCGAGGCCGTCGGGGTCGAGGTCGGTGATGTAGTGGTCTTCGGCGACCTCGACGTCCGCGACGGGGATCCGCTTGGCCGGGTCCGGGTGAACCGGCCTGGATGTGATCTCCACGCTGAGGAAGTTCCAGTCCTCGCCGTCGTTGCTGCCGCAGCTGACCGGCAGGTAGACGGTGTTGGCCCGGTCGTACTGGGTGCAGTGGATTTCGTCGGCGCGGTCGACGCCCCGGTTCCGCTCCCAGTGGGCCGTGTTGCACCCGGCCATGCAGGTGACGGTGAGGGGCAGGCCGGTGTCCTGGTCGGCGATCGTCCAGGCGGGCTTCGCGGCGGGCGCCGGCTGGGTGGCGGCCGCGTAGGCGAGGGCGAGCCTGGTGCTGCGGCTGATCTGGGCGCGGGCGGCGTCCGCCGCCTTGAGCACGTCGTCCGCGGTGGCCACCTGAAGGTCACCGTGGTTGGCGTCCGTGCTGAGCAGCAGTTCCTGCTTGCCGGTGTCGAGGTCCGTCATCGTCTCGACGTTGAGCACCGTGGCGATGCACTGGTCCTGAAGGGCAGACGTCGCCGTTGACGTCGCGGGCTGTGCTTCACTGGTCATGAGGACGTTCTCTTTCCGGCGGCGGCACTGATGGGGTGGCTAGACCCCGGTGCCGCCGTCTTGCTAGTTAGCGCTGGTGGTGAGGGATGTTCTCGGGCGGCGTCGGGTGGCTAGACCCGGCGCCGTCGCTGTTGGGGTCGACGCCCAGGGCGCGCAGGAGATCGGCGCGCGTGACTCGGTAGGTGTGTCCGACCCGAAGGACGCGGACGGGGTACTCGCCCTGCTTGGCGAGTTGGAATCCCTTCGTGCGCCCCAGTTGCAGGGCGCGGTTCGAGGTCTCCAGGTCGAAGGCGACCGGAAGGGCGAGCAGCTCGGCGAGCTGCATGCCGCGGGCCGGCTCTTCGGTGGTTGTGGCAGACATGCTTTCCCTCTGTGCCGTCTGGTGCCGATGGGTGCTGACCTGTGATGACACAGGTCAGACACGTTCAGTCCGTCACGTACTCGGTAAGTCGAGTCCGTAGTGAACTGGTGAGACGAAGGTACACCCAGACGCGGGGGTGTCAAGCGGTTCTGTGCTTGGTATGTTCAGTCCATGACGGACTATGACGAAGAAGCGCGGAAGAGTGTTGAGCGCAAGGCCGAGGTGACTTCGCTCGATGTGAGGGCGAGCGCCGAGGACGACACGGAACGCGGGCCGCTTGAGCACCCCTACGCCTACGTGGACAGCGAGTCACTCGCCAGCCACAACTTGAAGATCATCAGGAAGCAGCTCGGCGTCTCACAACAGCAGATCGCCGAGAGGCTGCCGCATGTCCACGGAGGGGCGGTGCGGCTTGCGCAAACGCAGATCGCCAAAATCGAACGGGGCGAGAGGCCGTGGCGCGTCAACGAGATGTTCGCAATCGCCGAGGCTCTCGGCATTGAATGGCATGAGTTTTTCCGAGGTGGCCCGAAGGACCCAGACGAGAACGACGACCACCTCGTCATGCTTGGCGCCCGCAACAAATACAACGAGGCCCAGCGCAAGGCAGAAGAAGCGAAAGCGGCCTGGCTGGCGGCTGAGACAGAGGCACTCAAGGCGGGGATCGAGATGGCTGAAACCGCCGCTCGCCTGGGCGTTGAGGATCCGACGGTGATCAGGTTCCTAGAGTTCCGCGCGGAAACCTTCCTCTATCAGGACGTCGAGGAAGAACGGATGGAAAATCACTGGGGTGAGTTCGACTTCGATGCGCGCGAGCGGGAGATCCAGGAGCGCGGGCGCAAGGCATGGGAGCACCTTTTGAAAGAGGCTGAGGCGCAGAAGGGCCAAGCGGCGGAGGAGCGCGAGGAGGGCAATGAACAGTAGTGGCCTGTCGCAGCCCTAGAGCGACGAAGTTATGACCGCTCCCCCCGCCTCCAGTGAAATTCGACAGCGTTGTAGTCGAAGTATCCCCCGTCGGGCATGCGTCCCGGTCGGGGGGTTTTCAGCGTCACCTCCACCAGGGCCCGCAGTAGCGACCGCTTTCGGTCCAGCTCCAGCGCCTTCCACACCGCCCGCACGTCCGGCGCCCCCACCAGACCGGCCAACGGATCCGCCGTCGCCGCGCGCGCCAGCTGTCGCGTCACGCCGTCCAGCTGCGCACGAGCCGTCTCCATCCCCTCGGTGAACGCCCCCAGCTCGAGCTGGCCCGCACCGAACAGGCCGCCGAGGTCCCGCATCCGCGCCCGGATCTGCTCGCCCTCCGCCTGGAGCGCGGCGACGTTCACGCCCTCCGGGGCGGGCTCCAGCAGCTCGTGCGCGTCCGGCCGGGACAGCCGCTCGACGATCGTGTCCTCGACGTACTGGTCGACGACCTCGGCGCGCCGACCGCCACCGTGCCCGGTCTGGCACCGGTACGACGGGAACCGGCGTCCGCCGGACTGGGTGACGAACACGTACTGCGTGCAGTCCCCGCGGCCGCACCGGTACAGCAGCGACCCCAGCCACTTCGGCTGGTTCCCTGGCGTGGTCACTCGCGCGGGGTCGGACAGGATGGCCACACACCCCCGGAACTTGTCCTCGGATACGAGTTCGTCCCACTGGCCGCGGCCGACTTCCCGACCCTGGCTGACAGCAATGCGAGCGTTCCTGGGCCGCAGCAGCAGTTCGCGGGCCTGCTCCGGGTTGGTGAACTCGTTTCCCAGGCTGGTGCGGAGCCCCTTGTCGCGGAGCCACCTGAAGAAGCCTCGCACGGAGCCGCCGCTGAGGATCAGGTCGGTGCCGTAGGCGATCGCCGCCTTCTCCTCGGGGACGGCCTTGCGCATGTCGAGGACGGGCTCGTCGTACTCCTCGCCGGTCTTCTTGTCGACCTTCGTGCGCATCTCCCCCGTAGGGACACCCCAGCCGAACGGTCGGATGCCGCCCGTCCACTCACCCGCGAGGGCCTTCTGCTGGCGGGCGCGGCGGACGCGTTCGCCCTTGTGCTCGGACTCGTAGCGGGCAATGATGCCGAGCTGCCTGGCCAGCATCCGACCAGTGGGAGAGGCGAGGTCGATCTCGCCGGCCTGCACCGTGTGCGTGAAGACGCCGCGCCGCTCGCACAGGTTCATGTACTTCTCCAGCTCCAGGATCGAGCGGTGCAACCGGTCCGTGTGCCAGACGATGACGACAGTGGCCTTGCCGTCGTCGAGGTCGGCGAGCATCCGCTCGTAGTCCTTGCGCTTCTTCCCGGAGAAGGCGGACACGTCGTTGTCGACGTACACCTCGACGACTTCCCAGCCGTTCCGCTTGGCGAGGGCCTCGCAGTCCTCGCGCTGCCGGTCGACGCCGAGGCCGGCGCCGGTGCGGTCCTGGCTAATGCGGACATAGATGACCGCGCGCGTCCGGGCGTCCCCCGTCTGGGTGTTCTTCATGTCCTGAGTCTGCCTCAGTAGAGGCGTCATTGTCCCCGGTTCGGGAAGACGACCTTGCTCAGCGCGCTGCTCGGGCTCGTCGGACCGGACGAGCGCATCGTGCTGGCCGAGGACTCGGCGGAGCTGCGACCCGATCATCCACACGTCGTCCGTCTGGAGACCAGACCGGCGAACCAGGAGGCCGCGGGTCTGGTCACCTTGGAGGACCTGGTGCGCCAGGCGCTGCGCATGCGACCGGACCGGCTGGTCGTGGGCGAGGTGCGCGGTCCCGAAGTGGTCCATCTGCTCGCCGCGTTGAACACGGGTCACGAAGGCGGGTGCGGGACGGTGCACGCCAACGCGGCCGTTGACGTACCGGCCCGGCTGGAGGCGCTCGGCACGGTCGCGGGCCTGGACCGTGCCGCTCTGCACAGCCAGCTCGCGGCGGCCCTCTCGGTGGTCCTCCACCTGGTCCGTGACCACGCGGGACGCCGCCGTATCGCCGAGGTGCACGTCCTGGAGCGGGACCCGTCGGGGCTGGTGCGGACCGTGCCGGCGCTGCGCTGGGGAGCGGAGGCATTCGTCGCCGAACGCGGCTGGCAGCGGCTGCGGGAGCTGTTGCGCGGTGCGGGGTTCGAAGAGCGGACCGACGGACGGGAGGTGCGGGGATGCTGAGCGCGACGGGCACGGGTGTGCCGGGGGCGGGCGAGCTGTCGATGGGCGTGGCCCTGGTGTGCCTGGGAGCGGCCGCCTGGCTGGCCGGTGGGTGGCACTCCGGCGTACGGCGGGCGCGGATGGTGCTCGCCGAGGGCCGAACGGGCGGAACGGGCGGAACCTGCGGAACGGCCAGGACGAACGGGACCGCCGGGACCGACGGGGCGGGTGGAGCGGGCGGTAACGGGCCGCCCCCGGCGCGCCGGATGGCGGAGGGCTTGCGGCGGGTCCGTGGCCGGCTGAGGCCCGAGTGGTGGTCACCGGCGGCCGGGCTGGT